TCCAAGTACAACATTAACACTGCCAAGGCCAGCAAAGCTGGCAAAACTGTAGTTAATGCAGTACATGACTATCCTTGTGACTGTTTCCCACACAATCCCATATATGACTTGAAATTGCGTTTACCTTTGTACACAAAAGAACCCAAGAGTAAAAGTTATCATTGTGCTGGTTACTACTTGGTCAAAACAGATGACGATTGGTCCATTATGTTTTGCCCCAAGAAGATTATACTAACACGCCAAGAATATGCAGGTCCGTTTGGTAACATGGATGAAATAAATTCCAAATTATCACAATCTTCCAGTTAACTACGTATAAATACAATACGTGATCGAGATATCAAAGGACATTGTGTTATGAGCAGACCTAAACCAGTTGTAATTTTAGAAAACCTAAATAAGGTAAACTATAAGTGTGACCAAGTGTTGGCATCCGAAGGTATTTGGGCTGTTTATTACGATGGTAAACCTGTCAATCTTAAAACACAAAACATCTTGGTCAGCTACCCTGGCCCGAAATATCGTAAGGTCAGCTTCTCTAATCCTGGACATGCTATCAGTCTGGCAAAGAAGTTGAACACTCAATTCAAGACTGATAAATTCACAGTGGTATTGCTGGATCAAGGTTCTGTCATTTATTCAACACAGTAATGTCTGCTGGTCCAATTGATCAAACTGGTTGGACACAAAGATTTGTTGAATCGTCTGAACGAAGTGCAAGTGCATTCGGAATAGAAAAACTACGCAAGAGCTGGTGGTTTAATCCTTTAAACACACATAGTATGCGTCTAAGTAGAGAAGGCGTAAATTATGCCACCTTGCATGCAAAAATACAGTACTATACACACGATTTAAACCACAAAATACTGCCTAAAACACTCCTGCAGTTAGAAAAAATCATAGAGTATCCCTACTTTATAGCCAAGCTAGATGTGATTATGGTGTTCGACGAATCCACTAGCGTTACACTGACACTGTACAATAACGATCTACAGACCTATTTAGACAACGTACAAAAGTTTAGCTGACATTTTGCCTCACTATGGTAAATACTATTAGTAGAAACCATTAGTTTTTACTAACCACACAGAGGACAACACATGAGCTATATATCACAAAAGATGCTAGCTATCATGGAACGATTAGCTGAAATGTTTCCAGGTAGCAGTTACCAAAGCCGCTTAGACGCATATCTAAGCACCAAAGGCATTACCGATGCCGCACAGTTGGAAACTTACATCCGACAATTTAATTCTCAAAAGGAAAGATATCTATGAAAAACTTTATTAACACACTATACAACGGTCTAATTTCTTGGGCAGAAATGATCCATGAATATCGTCAAAGTCCTGCAAGCAAATACAATTATTGGAAATGATCATGCCCATAGAATTAGTAGCAATTCAAATTATAATATTTGGAATAATAATTCTTGCGTACATGGCAGAGGAGTTTAATAAATGAACTTCATTGACGCACTATTGACCTTACTACGTTGGAAACGAGACGGGTGGGAAATCCATCCTGTTATAGATTTCGACGGCTGGATTTAAAACGGATAAATAATTTTATACATGTCTTGCTTTTTCTAACACAGGCATGTATACTAACATATACACATACACAGGAGAATAATATGTTCACACCAGATTTTTATATAGATCTACTTCAATCAACCAAGCGCACAATGACCAATCAAGTCTACAAAGACGAGACACTCAACAAAGCCGCTAATGATTTTATCAGTGCTCAAACAGCATTTGCTAAAATGTTACTTAACAATACCCTAGTATTAACTCAATACTCAGTTGAGTCAATAAGCAAAGTTTTATATCCCAAAGAAGAAACAGTCAAGACAAAGACTGCAAAAAAATCAACCAACACAGACATCGACACACAAGGAGAATAACATGTCATTTGAAACACCAAAACTACCAGAAGTTAAATTTAACAAAAACGGTTACGAAATCCGCACTGATATCTTGGCAATGGCCAAAGATCTAGTTAACCAAGAATACAGTACCAAGTTTGCAGGTTGGGAACTAACTGCCAAGCGTGATGAAAAAACTGGACAACTTGTTAACACCGTAGCAATGCCAGAGTTCCCAGGACTTGACAAAGTTCTAGAAACAGCTGAGAAAATGTACGGTTTTGTCAACTCTGGTGTCAATACAATCGCTAAGACTGTTGCTAAAAAGTAACACTTTAGTACTTTCGTACTAAAAGGGCTATTTTAGCCCTTTTTTTGTGGCTAAAATGCCACGAAACCCGCCAGGTTGACGGGTTATCCGTTTATCGCTTATAATACATACATGTTCAGCAAACAAGGAATGTAAATGAAATCGCTTCAGAAATACATTGATCAAAAGAATCAATGGGCCAGTTTGTTTAAAGGTCAACGCACAGAACCCGTGTACGAAGTTACCACTGCCGCAGGTCGTAAGCGTGTGGCAGGCATGATTGACAGTGACCTTAGTCCAGAGAATTTGAGCTGTGATGGTGAACTGCCAATGTCACAGGTAAATGCCCGTTATCGTGTGTTGACAGCGGCCGCTCGGGATCTTGTCAAGTTAGATCCTGGCATGGCTCAGTACATGTACGAATTTTCGGAGTAAGATTATGCGTTATGATCCACGCACTAATAGAGGGATAACGGAAATGCTGGTGGGACCGCATGACCGCAATCCAAATCTCAGCCGTCGTAAAGCCAATCCCAAGGTCAAGCTACAGTTTGACCCTGAGGAGGATATTGGCTGTTTTGTATGTGGTCATTTTCGAAGCTACAATTTCGAATATGACAGTAACTATTGTGAACCATGCAATTCATGGTTGGAAGGTACATGCAAGGATGCACGGTGTCCGTTCTGTCCTCAGCGTCCTAAATATCCAAACTATAAGGAAACAGTATGAAAAGAGAAATTGTCAAATTGGCAAAAGAAACAGCCAAGTTCCTGGACCTAGATGATGTCGGGGATTTGACCAAACAGGACATTCAGTTTATAGCAGAAGTGCTGGAAATTGATGTACTACAAGTGCAAGACGTATTGTTTAATTCTGAATTTTAACTAGGAGCTCGCTATGTTTACAGTCCAAGAAATCAACAAGGCCATCATGTTTGGTCACTTTACCAGTGCTGAATTAAACAGCATTGGTGATGCTATCAAATTCAATCGTGCTCAACTTGTCAAGCAGGTCAAAAGAAGTGTGACTCTTGGCAGTACAGTCAAGTTTACCAGCAATCGCAATGGTGTAACTTATGTGGGCACCGTAGAAAAGATTGCTATCAAGTTTGTCACAGTTCGCGATTCTTCTGCTCGTGGACTTTGGAAAGTACCTGCCTCAATGTTGGAGGTTGTATAAATGCAACACCACAATAACCTGACACTTGTGCAGGTTATTGTTTTCATGTATAATTGACACATAACTTACTTAAACCTGAAAGGCAATTATGGCTAAGATCGTTTCCGAAAATCGTACAGTGACCTCTACAGAGGCACGCCGCAGTCTAATCCGATGCTTCAAGCGTCAACGTCCAGTGTTCCTGTGGGGTCCTCCCGGCATTGGCAAATCCGATCTTGTGGCAGGCATTGCCAACGACTTGGAAGGGCACATGATCGACCTTCGCTTGAGCCAGATGGATCCCACCGACCTTCGCGGTATCCCGTTCTTCAATCGTGAAAACGGCAAGATGGATTGGGCTCCTCCTATCGACTTGCCAGACGAGGAAATGGCCGCCAAGTACCCTGTTATTATCTTGTTCTTGGACGAGATGAACGCCGCGGCACCGGCAGTACAAGCGGCAGCCTACCAACTTATTTTGAACCGACGTATTGGCAAATACAAATTGCCAGACAATGTTGTTATGGTGGCCGCAGGCAATAGAGAAAGCGACAAAGGCGTTACCTATCGTATGCCCAGCCCACTAAGCAATCGTTTCATCCACTTAGAGATGCGTGTGGACTTTGAGTCCTGGCAGACTTGGGCTGTTACTAACAAGATCCATAAGGATGTTGTAGGTTACTTGAGCTTTGCCAAACAAGACTTGTTTGACTTTGACCCACGTTCGAGCTCACGTAGTTTTGCTACACCTCGTTCATGGGTATTTGTAAGCGAGCTCTTGGAAGATGACGACGCAATGGATAGTGGCAACGTGGATCTTATTGCAGGTGCAGTAGGTGAAGGTCTTGCTGTCAAGTTCTCGGCACACCGCAAGGTAGCAGGTAAAATGCCTAACCCTGTGGAAGTGCTGTCGGGCCGTGTTACCGAACTAAAGGTAAAAGAAGTAAGTGCCATGTACAGTTTGACAATTAGCCTGTGCTACGAGCTCAAAGAGAGCTATGACAAAGTTAACGGCAAGACTGTCAAGCAGGAAGAATGGAACAAGATGGCAGACAACTTCTTCCGTTTCATCATGGACAATTTTACAACAGAGCTGGTGGTAATGGCAAGTCGTATTGCAATTACAACTTACGGCATTCCGTTTGTGCCAGGCAAGCTCAAAACGTTTGATGAGTTCCACAAGCGTTTTGGTAAGTATGTTGTGGCCGCAGTAGGCAACAAATAATTTGAAGGGGCTGGTCCCCTTCAAATTGACAAGTGTGCCAATTTAGTATATAATACAAGAACTAACAAAGGATCTAATATGAGTGATACAACCCTATCAAGCAAAGACAAAGTAGTAACCGAGACAAACCCTAGGATAGATGCGTCATCTCGAGAAAAGTTGATCACCGCTCGTGTTGGACTCCTGTTGCGGGCCGGGTTCTTTGGTAACTTGGCAACTCGTTTAAAACTAGTTAACGCAGACAAATGGTGCCCTACTGCCGCAACAGACGGAAGAACCTTTTGGTACAACAGCGAGTTCATCAATCGCCTTAGCCTTAAGGAATGCGAGTTCTTGTTTGGACATGAGGTGTTGCACGTAGTTTATGACCACCTAGGACGTCGAGGTGACCGAGATCCTGTGTTAAGTAACATTGCCGCAGACTATTGTGTCAATGGTGACCTAATAGATTACAATATTGGTCAAAAGATTACCACTGTACCTATCTTGTATGACCGCAAATACAAAGGCATGAGCTTCGAGGAAGTTTACGACGACTTGTACAAACATGCCAAAAAAATCGATCTCCAAAAGCTCATGCAACAAATGTTAGATGAGCACTTGGAGGAAGAAGGTGATGAGGAACAAGATGGCGACGGCGACAAAGATGGTGACCAAACGGAAGGCAAGGATGGCCGACCACGCCTAAGCAAAGCAGAAGCCAAAGCCCTGCGAGACGAGATCAAAGAAGCCGTCTTGCAAGCGGCACAGGCTTGTGGCGCAGGTGAACTTCCAGAAGGCGTCCAACGTTTAATTAAAGACATGACAGAGAGTGTGATTGACTGGAGAGAGCTGTTGTTGCAACAGATCCAAAGTACAATTAAAAACGACTTTAGTTGGAGCCGCCCTAACCGCCGTAGTTGGCACATGGATGCCATACTGCCAGGCATGAAGCCCGGTGAGACTGTGGACTTGTGTGTGGCCATTGACACCTCGGGCAGTATTGGTGAGGAAGAACTCAAGATCTTCCTCGGCGAGGTCAAAGGCATTATGGAAAGTTATGATGACTACAAGATTAGTGTTTGGAGTTTCGACACAGAAGTGTACAACATGCAAGAGTTTACACAAGACAACATGAGCGATATCATGGAGTATGAGCCCAAGGGCGGTGGTGGTACAGACTTTACTGCCAACTGGCGCTTTATGAAGGATGAACAAATTGAGCCCAAGAAACTCATTGTGTTTACAGATGGCATGCCGTTTGGTGGATGGGGTGACGAGGATTACTGTGATACCGTTTGGATTATTAAAGGTAACCCAGGTGTTGAGCCACCATTCGGTATCTGGGCACATTATGAAGATGCAGTTAAAGGATAAAAATGAAACAGATAGATACAGACACCGTTACTACATTGGAAGAGGCGCAAGAGCTTGTTAACACCTTGCAACTCAAACTGCTTGACTGCGAGAGATATCTAGATGACTTGGCACGTAGTGCAGAGATTGCAACAATGACCGGACAACCACACTTGCTGTCATCGTTTGTGCAAACTGCACAAGACTATTTGCTAGACAGACTAGAGCTTGAGAGCACAGACGTTACTGCCGACAGTGCCAATGTCCAGACCATTTCAGCTTAATCCGTTAAATGCCAACCAATTACGAGTACTAGATCATTGTCCGCCGCATTTTTATGCTGTGGACTTTAATCTAACTTGTAATCCAAAAAAGATCACAGATTGGGTGTACGAAAACCTAACCGGACGTTATTATTTTGGAGAAGTAATCTCAGCAGGATCCACATCCGGGTACAGTATACAGAAGCGTGTGGCATTTGAAATACATAGCGAAGCATCTTATTTTGCGTTAATGCTAAGTGATATCAATAAATTTTAGTCACCACGAACACTATCATTAAATATATTTAAATCAACGGAGATCAATTATGTCTGAAGTAAATTCAACCTCAAGTGAACAGCCTGCTGTCGAATCCGCGGCAACAGAGCGTCCAACTTTAACTCTACAAGACCTTTCATTAATGGTTCAAGTTTTAGAAACTGGATCAGCTAGGGGTGCGTGGAAAGCCAGTGAATTGTCAAGTGTGGGCCAGTTGTATGATCGTGTGACTTCTTTTTTGGAAGCCGCCGGCGTACCAAAAATCAAGCCCGATGATGAAACACCGGCAGAGTAAATATCAAAAGGAAATATCATGTATAAACATATAGGTAAGCACAATAGTAAAAAGGTAGTCTTACTTTTTAGAGAAGTCCCAGGAGAAGAGCACATGTGCTTGGTAGCATATAGTGATCTACTTCCAAGACTGTATCACGATCCAGTGATGACAGTTTTAGAAAGCCCGGTGGGACAACAAGCTGCAAACTTTTCGGATGCCTTGTTCAGGAACTTCATGCCAGACGGTCGTAACTGCTTGGAAGCATTGCACAAAGATGGCCTGATTAAAAAGGTCCCAACCAATCAAGTGACAGTGACACCAACAAACAACAGTTCTGTTCGTTTAGATGAGCTAAATGAAATCTTGAACGAAATGGCCAAAGGTGAAGATGCTGTCAAACGCATGGCCGAACTTGATGCCAACAAGGGCATGACAGGTAAAAAGAAAACTGACATTCGTGAAGTGGGTGTTCCCAACAACACAAGGTCCACGCCTGCCGCACAAAGTGAGCCAAACACTTCTGTTCTTAGCGATGCCGACCTGGCACGTGACCGAATCAAACAAGCCGAAACCATGAAAGCAAATGCTGAGCAAATGCTCAAAGAAGCCGAACGCCTACTGACCGAGGCAGCTGACTTAGATCCAACAACAAAAACAAATGCCAGCAAAACCAAGAAAAAACCCGCGGTCAAAGTTAAAAAAGATTAATGTTTCTGCTCGTGATCAATGGAAAAAGATTCTTAAAGACGTAGAGAAGCAGGAGATTCCTGTAACACTACTGCAATCAATTACTGTCAATTTAATTGATGGTACTAGAGTAAACATAGATGTCAAAGAATTAATCAACGATGGAAACGATCCTGAGCTAATAGAAGAAATGTTAGACTCTAAACTCAAGGCCCTAGACCACATCATTGAGGATGTTGACTTCTTTGTCAGCATTGACGATGTTGTGAACACTGTTCAACCTATCACAGACGAAATACTCAAAGACTTATGAAAGTTTCACTTGTTTCTTATTCTCAGCCAACTGTTGAGTTCCAGAACCAAGGTATCGATAATGCACAAGAGCTAATTGCCTATTGTGCTCGAGTTAGCAATCCAAGCAATCAGTTTAACACTGAAACTTCGGACAAGCTGATACGATACCTTGTTAAACATCAGCACTGGAGTCCCCTTGAAATGGTCAGTGCTTGTTTAGAGATCACAACCACACGTGATATTGCCAGGCAAATCCTACGCCACAGAAGTTTTAGCTTTCAAGAGTTCAGTCAACGTTATGCTGATCCAACCCGGGACTTAAACTTTGTTCTACGTGAAGCACGATTGCAAGACCCAAAGAATCGACAAAATAGTGTGGAGCTAGAGTTAAACACTCCTGAGACTCGTAGACTGGCCATGGAATGGGAAAAAGCCCAAACTCGTGTTAAACTGGCGGCCATTGAAGCATACAACTTTGCCATCGACAACGGCATTGCCAAAGAGCAAGCTCGTGCTGTATTGCCCGAAGGCCTAATTGAATCACGTTTATATATGAATGGCACTTTGCGTAGTTGGATTCACTTCATTGAATTACGTAGTGCAAATGGTACACAGAAAGAGCATCAAGAAGTGGCTCGAGCCTGTGCTGGTGCAATCGCGGCCATATTCCCAATGGCCCAAGAATACTCACAACAATGACGCTGACACATCGTATTATTGACGAACGGGTTTGCCAGAAGTTAATAGTACATAGGTTCAGTTTGGGTGATGTAGAAGACCCTGAAATTTATGCTGCCGGTCCCATTTGGGATTGGCAGCAATCAGAAGCAGGTCGATTTGTAATGGAACATGCTGCCGAACCTCCAACATATCATCAACACTTTGATCAATTTCATTACGGCTACCAATTTGCTATTACAGCTTGGCTAGCTGATGCAGATGCCACGTACTTTTGCCTACGTTGGAAGTGAATTAATACACACCTTGAACATATCCTGAAGGTTGTGTTAGATTATAGTAAGTCACAGTACGAAGTACAGCCTGATTATCTCTGCGACGAATCGATACAGTTACATCAAGATAGTTTTCAGTACTTGTAATGTAATAGCCATACGATGCCATCGGCTTCAAAGGTGTCCAAGTATTTTCTACAATATTCGAGTTCAAGCCACCACGTGCCAATCCGTTACTGGGTGCCGCGGATGTTATACGAATTTCAAGGAATTCACCAATTCCGTTGATTGGGTCATTTCCCCAGTCACTCATGATAAAACAGCTGGTACTGATGTTTCCATCAATGTTGTATGATACAGATCCCCATGAATAAAAGTTCACACCAGATGCACTGCTTGCTTGCATGTCTCTATTGGGCAATGCACCAGCAGGAATAGTCACCGCAGGGTATGCCCAGTCGGGCACATTAGAATAGTCAGGGGCAGTTTCAGCTGTGGTCCAGTAAATTGCAATGGCACCCATTTGACCACCTTGTCCAAACACCCCATCATACACTGCTCCTATTCCGCCCCGTCCAAATGATACCCAAGGAAAAGGCTGCGGAGCATCGACTGCAACACCTTCTGATGCAGGAGGTACTGGTCCAATTCCGTACCAATCAAATGTGCTCCAAGTCAACCCGTCGTTGTCGTTGCGAATCACATAACCAGCACTTCCACCTTTTGATCCATAATTATTATCATGTCCGGCGTACCCTTGGGCGCCAGCACCACCACCGCCGCCACCTCCAGCACCACCATCAGCACCACCATATATGGCTACCAATCCATTTCCCACAGTTGAGCCGGTAATTCCACCACCAAAGGTAATGAACCCTTTGTTGTCCCAGTTTGCATTTCCATAGTCGCCTCGTCGATTGGTGCCACCACCGCCACCGCCACCACCGCCGGTGAACACAATTGGTACAAATGTGCCGTCGGGCTTTTGAAAATATAAACTGGAACCGCCGCCACCTGCTCCACCGCCACCAGATGATCCCCTGCTGTATTCTGCTTGACCAATTGCTCCGTTTGCACTGACTGCAGGAGTACAATTTTCTCCAATTCCACCATCTTCTACTGTTTTAGCCTGTAGTCTTCCCCCACGTCCCGGACGTCCTGCAAATCCGTAAATGGTTTTTGGTCCAGAAGTTGCTGGTAATTTTACAATGCCTTTGGCATATTGAGCTCCGCCGCCACTTCCACCTGCGCCACTTCCATCTGGTCCGCCGCCACTTCCACCGGCGCCAATTACTCTGAATGCAACCCAAGTTGCTGCCGCAGGCAACGTGGTCGGAACCGATCTAGTGTTGGCTGCTGAGATCGTGGCCGATCCTGTTATAACGGGTGGTACGCTGGTATCATTGATGGTAACCGGCGCACCAGTAAATACCACCGGTCCAGTGGCTGAACCTGTTCTAAGTTCTATACTAAATGCTTCCGATCCTTCTGTTAATAAGTCTGCAGAAGGAGTTACACTAAATGTTCCAGCGTTGTTTGTGATTGTAAACGAGCCACTGAATGTCCCGAAGTCATTGAGGAAATTCATGCTATTCTGTATAGTCCAATAATAAGTTCCATTTATAATATTAGAACCACCCACCGTGTATATCATGGGGCTTCCTTCGTTGACACTAGAAGAAGCCGGGGTTACTGTGAACACTGCTGGGGCAGAAAGAGAATTGTCGACAATTGTCATTGCAACCGATGCTTGTCCGTTATCCAAGGACAATTCCATGGTTTCGTTTCCTTCTGTCAGAGCATCAGCTACTATATCAACTTTGATTTTTCCAAATTGATTATTAACTGGATATCCTGCCGGACCGTCTTCAGTCTGCATTACAAATGCTCCAGTGTATTTAGAAATGGCAGCATTCCATGTTAGTCCAGGACTAGTAACATCTCCTTGTTGTATTCCAGAGATTGTAAAAGGCACTTGTGTTCCGGGTACTATGTTAGTAGTATTCAATATAAAATCTACATAAGCAGACCCCGGTGGGTTCACATACTCGTAGACCTGTTGATTTGTTGGACCATAACTACGAGTAGTGCTTGTAAGATTGTATGTGGGCGGTAATGCAGGAGTAGTCGATGTATCAAGAATGGTAACAGAAGTACTTATATTTGTACCGTCTAATGTCATAACCAGCGTTTCAACACCTTCGGTTGCCTGGTCTGCAGTGATAGAATAGGTCACGCTTGCAACAGGATTTGATGTAGGAGTCAACGGTATGTGAAAACTTCCGCCTAACACAGCACCTACTCCGATATCCTGCCGTGAAATACCAGTTATAGTATATGGAACATCATTACCCCATTGATTACTGGCATTGTTTATACTTAAATAAAATACAAGAGCCTGCACTCCTTCATTTGCAGTAGTTGTTGTGGCTGGTGTACTACCATATACTGCATTTGTTAATTCGTATGTTGCAACCGGCGTTGGTGGCGCAACAGATGAGTCAACAACTGTAATAGGCACAGATGGGTTACTAGGAGCGGAAGTCAATCTAAGTGTTAATGTTTCAGTTCCTTCTGTTGCCAAATCAGCAGTTATTGCCAAATCTAGAGAAGCTGTATTATTGCTAATTGAGAAATTACCAGTCAAAGATGCACCACCAATGTCTGCAGAACTAACTCCTGAGATGGCATAAGGTACAGCATTTCCGTTTGATAAATTAGTCGTAACCAATGTAAATCTAACACCCTGGCCTTCACTAACTGATGCCACGTTGGCTTGTAAACTGTATGTTGGGGTGCTGTCAACTGGAGGTTCAACTGGAGGTACCACTGCATCAAGGCTGGTATCGTTGATGGTGATAGTACCACTGGTGGCAACCACCGGTCCAGATACACTACCAGTTCTTAGTTTAATAACAAACTTTTCTGGACCTTCTGTTGTTGTGTCCGCCACTATAACAGGACTCGAAGTACCTGCACTGGAGTTTATTGTTATTGTGCCCGATAAACTGGCCGGGTTAAAGTCTGATGCATTTATTGCCATATTTTTATTTTAAGTTATTGTTAGTCTCTGATGTATATAGTTTCATTTGCTGTTTGGCCGTTGACTGTTACTGTAAAGGTAAATTCTTCTATACCTTCGGATATACCGTCAGCCCTAACGTATAAGGTAATCACTCCAAGCATGTTTCTGCCGGACCCGCCTGCAAAATATTTTAAATCAATTGTGCCTGATAGAGAAGTTATAGGATTTATTGTCACACTATCGTTATCGGGTGTGGCACCACTCCATAATGTCATACTAGTAAAATCATTGGGTGTAATAACATTATTTGGGCTAGAAATTTGCCACGACGCTCTATCATAATCGCCAGTATTAAATACATGCCCAACTGGATATTCATTATAAATTTGAATATCGATATAAGCAGGATTGTTTGTTTCGTAAACACTCGATCCTCCAGCGCCAGATGCCACGTAAAGTCTCAATGTAGAAGCAGGAGCGGCAGCAGCCCCAACCACTAAGCTATAACTCGCCGACCCGGTATTATTATTAGCATCGGTTGCAGTAATATCTATAGAATAGGTTCCTGTTGCAGTAGGAGTACCAGATATTAATCCACCGCTGGTCAATGACAGCCCAGACGGCAATGACCCAGTGTTTGAATATGTATAAGGCGCTGTTCCACCTGATGCTGACAACTGTTGACTAAATGCACTATTTTGTGTGGCTGCCGATAAACTGCTTGGACTAATACTAATAGTAACAGACCCAACTACTAAACTGTAAGTCTTTGATCCAGTATTACTATTGGAATCAGTTGCAGTAACATCTATAGAAAAAGTTCCTGTCACAGTAGGAGTACCAGCCAGTAATCCACTGCTGTTTAATGTTATTCCGTTTGGCAATGAACCAGTTTTCGAATATGTGTAAATACCTGTTCCGCCTGATGCTGATAATTGTTGACTAAACGCAATATTTCGTGTGGCCGAAGGTAAACTACTCGGACTAATACTAATAGTAATAACAGCCGGAGCATTGATTACCAAACTGTAAGTTGCTGTATAACGATCATAATCGTTACTGGGATCGTTGTCGCCGGGATCATATCCTGCTACAACACCCACCGAAAATGTTCCATTAACTGTGGGTGTACCAGACAGCAAGCCGCCGGATGTCAACGATAGCCCTGTTGGTAAACCACTAGTGCTAGCGAACCTATAAGTGTTTCCGTCATTCCTGTTCACGGAAAGTTGTTGAGTATATGCGGTATTCCTTGTGCCTGCTGGTAAACTGGACGGTAATATATAACCTGTAGTAATTCTAATCACAGGCCAGGTTATTTGACTGGTAACGGAGTTCTGTCTAGAATCTGTTGCTTTGACCAACAATGAGTAAGAACCAAACCAGTTTGGACCGATGGTGCCAGACAATAGGCCAGTTGACGACAACGAAACTCCGTCTGGTAAAGGATTTACATAAGGTGCTCCGTTACCAGAATGAGTTTGACCCGGTGTTGCCGCATGCTCAAAGACAACAGGTGCCACTACATCACCTGTAAATGTCAATTGCTGGCTGTAACTTTGACCAGAATACCCAACAGGCAAAGGGCTTGGTCCTATAGTTGAGGCACCGTATGACTGAACATTTATAGTCCAATTTGTGTAAGAGATAGTGATCCCTGAGTTGCCTGCACCACCGCCATTGAATCCCACTCTAAAACTGGCATTGAATGTGCCATTGACTGTTGGTGTTCCGGATATTAAACCACTGGATGATATGGAAAGTCCAGCTGGAAGATTTCCTAGTGCAGTGTATACCAATGGTGCTGTGCCCCCTGTCACTGACAGTTGTTGACTGTATGCAACTCCTTGGGTACCGCTTGTTAGAGTCAATGGTGCATATCCTGCATTGCCCACAGACAAAGAATATTGACGTACACCGCCATTGCCTTGACTGTCAAGTGCTTGCACCGTGAAAGTTGTTACACCAGCCGATGTTGGAAATCCTGACAATAATCCAGCAGATGATAACGTAACACCCGCCGGCAAAGATCCTACCACAATTGAAAATGTATACGGTGCTGTGCCACCGGATGCTGTTAGTACTTGTGAGACTGGTTCAAGTTGTGCGCCGCCTTTGACGCCAGCCGACAATGTTGTTGGACTAATAGTAATTGTAGTTGTTGAATCCTCTATGGTCCAATATAGTGTAGTGCCGTTCGTTGCTGGTGCAGTGACACTTATTGTCATTGTTTCGCCTTCGTCGTAGGAGGGTTTATTTGTGGTAATGGCATAGCCAACTGCGCTGGCACCATAGAAGTTACTGATACTCAATGGATTTCCCAGCACCGGAATTAGAGTTGACACTCCATTGGGAAATCCAACTCGATCACCTGTTACGTAACCTGCCGAACCATTGCGATAATATTCGCTTAGATTAGTTGGAGCATCGCCACCAAATTCTGATTGAATCTGTGTGGTCGATAATGATGTGTTTGGGTTGGTTGTCCAAATTGGTAAAGTCACAGCAATTTCCTATTTTAATAAATCAAGCAGATTTCTTTAAAGCATCAACTTCGGCTTTGAGTTCTTTAATTGCTTCGATTAATAACGGTACAAGTTTTTCGTAACGTACTGCCAAGTAACCATTTTCACGCTCGGCCACAGCTTCTGGCAATGCAAGCAACACTTGCTGAGCTAGTACACCAGACTCTCGTTCCGTGGTATCTTTGCCAATGGCCAGATCGTTCCAGTTAAATGTAACACCATCTAATGACACAGTTTTTGCAAGAGCATTGTTAATCTTTTCAACTTGGGTCTTGAGACGTTCATCAGATGTGTAGTAGGCAGTAATGTCTGCCGCACTCTTGATAAATCCTGTCACTGTCAATGTGCCACTGATTGTGGCACTTCCTGCCACATTTAAGCCGGTCAATGTTCCAACACTGGTAATACCAGTCTGCGCCGCTGTTGTTAGCGTACCAGCAATGAGAGTAGCAGTAACATTGGCGGCAGTAACAGTTGCTGAAGTAAAGTTACCCGGAGTTACTAAGTCACCATTAGATTGTACAGTTAGCGCCACTGACGAGGAAGATGCACCAGTTGCAGTGGTACGTAATTCTATCTTGGTGCCATTGGCACCTGCGGCCCAGTTTTCAGTTGCAACGTAAGTGATACTGGCTCTGTTTGTGCTATACGCAGTTCCGTTATATCCTTGACCGGCCAAAGTTCCAATTACATCATTTATTTTAACAGCTTGCGGTGTGCTGGCAAGACCATTACTGCGACGTAGTATCAGACTAGATGCATTGTTTACACTATAGTCACCAACTGCAACACTGCCACCGTAGGCATCAAATAGAATACCTTGTGCCAAGCCATTTCCACCATGCACATGCATGTTGACACCGCTGTTCGGACTTGCGTTTGCAACAGATGTGCTTACATTGGTGTTTACCACAAACTTTGACGCAGGTATTGATACGCCTAAACCAAAGTTTCCTGAACTAGGAACAAACACAATGCCTTTGTTGGCCGACACTTTGAGATCCGGGCTACCTGTGCTGGAGTTAACAAAGGTTAAATAATGCGGTGTTGCACTAACAACGTCATTGATCATGCTACCTTTACCTGCTGAAATCCAAGCAGTGGCATCCCAAACTTTTAAAACATTGTTGGCTGTGTCATACCAGAGCTGGCCAGTTAACTGATTTGCTGGAGCATTTGTGCCAGCAAAATTCTCTACCATGTGTACAAAATTTTCGTTGATGTACTCGCCATACCCAGGGAAATTTTTGCCTACTAGTGCAACACTGGCAGAACTGATGTCTGCTGTTCCGTCTTCAACAACAGTTAGCAAATCGCCCTTTGACAAATTTATATTATATGCCATGAAACTTTAACTCCGAATTATTATTATATTTAACCATTTAATATAGCCTGCTTTTATGCAGTACCTGTTAGGTTAGTTAGAGACTGTATTCGAACTGTGTACTCGATTTGAATCAATCTGTTAAGACTCTTTTGCACAGGATGAAAAATAACATGCGTTAACAATTTGCCAGTACCTGCGCCGGCTGCACTCCAGCCTTTTAGGCCAAGCTCGTCGAACGCAAACAAGTCTGTTGTAGTGGCAGTGTTATCAAATGCTGTTTGCCCTGCTGGTTCGCCGTAATCTAGCAAGCAAGTTACCAGTATGTCAGAATAAACTGTGCCAGGAATATGTCTAACTTCCATTTTATTTCTAACAGGATCTGTATTGCTTTCGCTTGTGTCATCTACTACTTTAGAATAAGTAGGTGAATACAAGTCTGCATTTTGTGTATTCACATTGGGCGGCAAATAGTTCACAATGCCTGTTGGGTCAACGCTGGTACCACCGTTACCAAATTGCATTTCGTATATGTAATTTGATCCTCTATTGGACAGACTGGAAGCCAATGCTTCACTCATGTTTTCATAGTGAATGGCATTCTTCTTGTCTACTAGTACAACAGGATTATTTTGATCCGAAATATCGGTAATTTTAACAAAACCCTGTACGCTTGGTTGTAATGATTCGTGTGTTTGCATAATTTAGGCTCTTCCTTGAGCTAGTATTTCTCCAGACTCTGGATCAAAAATCTTCAAAAACCCTTGAACTGCAATACCAGGATGTTCGTCCGGAGTAGTTGCTTGTTCCGCAGGTTCTGCTTTTTTCTGATCTAAAGTGTCATTATCATTATTTATCATATTATTTTTTAGGGTCTATTAAGTGTACAATGCAGTTGTTACTGCTAAACTTTCAACTTTGCTACCAACTGAGTGCACCATTGGAGTAGATGTGCCGCCTACACCTCGACGAATTTGCCCCAAGGTATTTCCGTTTTTAGTGTAGTATTCAATGCGCTCTCCGTTGATGTAAATTTTACCAGGAGTCAATGTTACTACATTAGGAACAGGCAATGCAGATCCATCTACCACAGTTATTTCAGTATCGTTGACATCCAACGGTTGAGATAGTGTCGTTGTAGTTGCAGGATCAATATCCGTTGAAATTTCACGACTCTTGTTCATGTCAATGAATCTGTGATACAACCAAGTTTGAGTTGGATTTTGAATAGTGTTTGAATTGCGTTCACGGACTCTGATAGCCAATGCATCGTAGGTAATACCAGGTAACAATTCTTCTGGTGCATGACTGAATATATCGTACACAAACGCACCGCCGTTGACTGTGATACTTTCGGCAGCAATACCATTGATGTTGGCAAACGCATCCGATGAAATAGCAACAGCCGCGTTACCAGATCCAGAACCGGCAGCATTTGCTGTAAACAACAAACCCACTTGCCCGGATATTGCACCAACTGCACCCCAATTTGTGTCGCCGAGGCCGGTGATAATATACTGCTCACCAGGTACAAACTGTCCAGCTGGAATAGCTACACCAGTAAATCCGCCACCTTGTACCGCAGTATCAACTACCACTGAGATGTTGGACGTTACTCGCGGATTATCTAATCCTGTCATTAGTCTTGCTAACACTTTGGGAACCATGCTAGCAGTTGGGCTATAGAAAGCATTGATCCTGTCGTTGGCATTGTTAAATATGTCTGCCGATACACCAGTGAAGTAAGTTCTATCAAATGTAGAACTTGCAGGCGCAGACGCAATTGTTGTATATGCTTGTCCTTGATAGCTTACATACGACCCAGATGGGTATATTGTTCCTGGCTGCCAGTCAACAACTTGAGATGTATACTGAATTCTGTCAAAACGCAATGTAGTTTTAATTTTTCTAACTTTATTATTGACCAGCCTTGGGCTGGCCTTTGATGGCACATAGTTAGCAGTGGTTGGACTAGAACCTGTTCCTGTGATCACAACCAATGGTGTATTTGTATAATCTTTGCCTACGTCGGTCATTGTTATATTCAAAATACTGCCATCCGCATTGCTGATTGTTGATTTTGCACTTGCACCAGTTCCGGTAGAATCCATGCCAACAACTGAAATGTCAGGGCTAGTTAAATGTCCATACCCTGGTTCATCTAATACAATGCTACCAATTTCATATTTGTGATGGTTGTTCCAGTCTTGATATTCTGCACGGGTGTCTAATAGATATGCATCTTTGGCTGGAAAGTCTCCATTGGGGCTACGGAAAACGCCAACGTCCGAGTCATAGTATGCAGGTAAATCAAAGTCAGTCACAGTTGCACTGTCCAAAGTTTCTGTCTTGGAATATGACATTGTGTATTCTCTGATTTTGGTTCTGTAAGGCTTCACTTCCTTAATAAAGGACTCGTAGAAACCTTGTCTATCTTTGACATAAGAAGTGGTTTGTATCAACCCTTCCAGTTTGTGTGCAATAGAGATAAAGCTGGTTTTGAATATCCAGTCAACATATTTCTGTTCTGACAGAATGTACTCTATAACAAAGAACAGCAATTGGTTATAATAAATTGCCAAGTCTTTTACAAATACATCCTCTTTGAGTCCTTTAAGGACGTATCTAAATTCGTTAAAGGAGTTATAGTCAAATAAATCTATATCAAAGGTGTCATGATCATAACCAACTTTGGCATACAATGCATCAACCAGCTGTATAGTTCCTTTTTCTAAACCAATTAGATCTAACTTGCTGTTGACATCCATTTTATAGATTTCAAATAGTCCGGCATTGTTGCCTGTGACTTTGACAATGTTTCCTGGCACCAAATCTAATGTATAGATATTGTAAAACTTTTCAACTGTGTAGTTGATTGTCAATGTTTTACTAGAGTACCCGGTGGCATACCAGTCGGCATAGTCCCAAAAGTTCTTTGTATTGAATGTTTGTGTTTTTAGTAGTTCTGGTACACCAGACAATTGATTATTGTACAATGTCCAGCGATTGTTATAGTTGCTGTCTTGTTTGACTAAAATGCGTCTTAAAACAGCAGATCCTGATCCTATTCCTGCATTTACGGCTGTAAATACACTGCCAACAGTGTAAGTAACACCTGTGGTGCCTGCTGCCGCATTCCAGTTTGTGGTTCCGAGGAACATAATAACATATCGTTTACCAGCCACAAATGTTCCAGCAGTCAACGGACTCACATAAGAAATTTGATCAAACGTGTCAACTGCATAATCATAATCGGTTGTGGCCGGTAATGCTTCTTCTGCAAAAAAGTTATCAGAGTAAACCAAATCTTTATTAATCAATCTGGCTGCAACCGGATTTGCTTTGAGTACACCATTCACAAATGCCACTATATTTTCAACAGCTTTTAATCTGTCAACAATTAATGTTTGTCTTGGCTTGTTAGACAAGCCAATTCTGTCACCTGCCAACAGGGAAGGATCAGGAACTCTATTACCGTGCTCATCGGATCCAACAATACTGTCAATCAGTTTGGTTTCGATCCTGGGATGCATCACAGCCGATTCATTGCCTTGTTGGAACAGATCGTATTCACTGTGAATGATGTTTTCAGACAGCTTGATACGATAATTAATGTGCAACGATGTACTTGTACCTGATAGATAACTACCGATGTTGTAAAGTGCAATGCTGTTATCTTTTAATACTGCGGCATAGGGTATGTTCTGTGTTATTGGATTGGCAATAATGTCTGCCAATGCAGTCACACTGTGTGTTTTGGAATTTGTGGTTTTAGAAACCTTGTTTCGTACCCAGTAATAGTATTTGGTTTTAATAATGCCAGTCTGGGTATCAACATAAGATAACATTACATAAGCACTGTCGTCTGCATACTTTGGTACACCATCACCACCTGAACTCACATAAGCAGATGGTAATACATTACTAGAGATCCATTCATAAACATGGATACTGCTTCCAGGAAATGTACGACCCCAATATTCAATTCTGTATTCCAATGAGTTTTGCTCGTAGTCGTAGTAACGAACAGCATCAATATCCCACCATACAGTTCCGACTTCTCTGTCACTCCAGTGATAATCTTCTTCTATAGGAAGTTGATCAAGTGTGCCTTGATTGTATTTTGCTGGGTCAAATGTGGATACAAAGTCAAGGTCTGCTTGTGCAGTACCCAACACTTTGCCTTTGCGTGGATCAATGTAATCTAGATGTGCCAACATCTTTTTATTGATATTGTCAAACAAGTACATACCTGCAATACTGTTAATATCAACTGTGGCTGTTTGAGCATCTACAGCAGTCCAAACCACATTGGACATTGACGTGAAGGTGTCAGGCTTCTTGCCGGCGCCGCCTATCAACGAGTTACCCACTTCTGCAACAGGCCCGTAGTAGGTAGGGCCAATTGCATAAGGATATGTAGTATCGCCTGTTGAATCAACTGTGGCAAAGTATGCGTAAGTACCCAATGGGTAATCCGGTGTCACACAATAACGTCCGTTGTGTTCATCCAAATCGCCGTCGCCATCGAATACATAATCTTCAATGAACATGCCCATTGGATATGTATCCAAATCGCATGCTTCTGTTGTATCTCTATATGTTGGATCTTTCAGAGAATAACCTGTAATCATTCTTCTAATAGATCCGGTGTCATCATATCCGTAAGGACCATAGATTGGATACCCGTCTAGTGCAAATCCAATGATCTTGCTATGCCCGTTGTCATGTGACAACGTACCACCGTAATAGTTAATGTTGTTAATTTCTGCATCTGTTATGGATAGGTTTGTTGCACCCGAGCCTGTGGCCCAAGCTCTGGCAAAGTCGTAACCATAGTAATAATACTGCCCTGTACTGCTGGTAGTTCCACCAGCCAAGTCAACATTGAAATTGTAATTTCCGTATCCGAGATTATAGGTGAACCCGGGCACTGTTAAATACCCTTCAGGAGTCACAGTTCCTGCATTGGGACTAACCATTGCAACTCCGTTTAACCAGAATCCAACAATTCCAGTACCAGTTGATGTAGACACTGTGGCTGCCACGTTTGAGCCAGCATTTAAAGGCCATGTTCTGTTGTAGTTTTGTGCCACTGCATCGGTGTCCATAGACACATTACCATATGAGTGGTAGGGCAATCCTGTGGAACGCAAAGTAATGGATCCATCTTCTATTCCCCAGAACCCATTTTGCCCACTGAAGTTGCCAACCGATCCACCTGCATAGTCATACACTGTCCAAATGTTTCTGCCGTTGTTGTCCACCCATACGCGGTCGCCAGTGGCGTGAAAGTTTTTAGTAATATCAGCATCACGATCTGCCACGGTGTAGTAACGTGATCTTTGTAAAGTAAATAGTTCTCCTTCGCCTTCTACGTTATCACGTAGCAGTATAGGAATTAACGCATCAGGGATAATACAAATCAATGTATCAGATGTTTCGACATTTAATACTTGATAGAATCCATCAAAATTGGTTTCAAAGTTTCTAATTGCAAATACATCGCCAATTTGCAATCCGTGATCGTCAGCCATTGTTATTTTGGCTTTGTTATCTAGACTGTATTCTATTGTGGTAACTGAGTTGGTTGTTTGTGCAACTTGATAAACTTGCCATTCGTCATTGAAGTCTTTTGCCACCCAGATTCTGTATCCGCTGACCAAGTTGGCCAATATTGCGCTTAACCCAGCATAATTATTAAAGTCGTATATCTGAACATTGACATCGCCGACATTGACATAGCCTGCGGACTTGACGTCAGTTTCGTCCATTTCTCCCAATTCTCTATTTAAGAAAATAGGAGACTTATAATTCATTGGTCGATTCGCCAAGTCCTTGGGACGCAATGTTTTAATAATATCTGTGGATACGTCGCCAGAATTTAAGAATTTAAAAGTTACTGGATTACTTTGATATTCTGCTTCGTCGACAACTAATTCAATGCTTTGGTTCGAGCTAATTGCACCATATTCACCAACACGTAGACCCCATTCTTCATAGATAGACAAGCTGTTACTTAAATTATCAAATTGTCCACTGAACAAGGATGCTAATGAATTTTTAGTACCTTTTGACTTAATATATCCTTGATAGAATTTACTTTGTGTGGTTTGATCCATTCCAAGATCTTCTAGATATGATCTGCTTCTATATCCAATTAGACCATTGCTGAACTTATCGAAGTTTTCGTCCATGGACGGACTGTCGATGTCATATATATCAGTGAACTTGCTGGCGTTGGTTGCAAAGTTAGGAACCAGCCCAGATTCAATTTGACTGTCAAGTATACTCCATTCATCAAACTTGAATGTTGCACTGCCAGGAATATCTGCAATTGCTGTGTAATTTTGATTTTTATATTTAACAATGTCTGCCTTGACATAATCGTGTTCAGGCTGCCAATCGTCTATACGCCCAGTTTGGTAAATGAATCCAGGTGGGTTGAGCTCTCCGGTCCAATCAGCAGTTCTACTACCAATCAGTTTCAAACGATACTGTCTGCTACCAAGCTCGGGTTTATACACAATGTCGTTGAACACTGTGACATTGTCAAATACCAATGCATGTTCGTACTGCACCAAGTTCAAGTCAGCATAGGCAATAGTTTGACCTGATATGCTGGTGATCGTGGTCAGGCTGGGTTCACGTAGAACTGTTAACTCATCCAATCTAATGGCGTTAAAGTTGGGTCCCAGCACTTGACTGTCTGTGGTCAAGTTGGTGATACCGTCAACAACAGCATCAATTCCAAATATAGTCAATGCATTTGATATCGGGCTTAGTACAATAACATTGCCAGGTTTCCAACCTTGCAACGACCATGTTAAAAACTCGCGAGCACTTAGAATCCAGTCGGCTGTTTGCTTTAGGTCAGCATCATATTTACTAAACACAAATCCTTGCGATATCAAGTAGCGTTGATATCCTACTAGGAAGTCCACAACCTGTTGCTTGTTTGAAAATTCGTAACCATAAGGAACACTGACTTTCTGATTTTTAAAGTCTTGGAATACAGATGCCTTGGCTGTCAAAGATTCAATTGTGTAATAGTTGCCATTGAACTCGCTGGGAATAACAGTAAAGTAAGGATTCTTCAAGTTATATCCATTGATAGAATAACCAGTGGTAGTTCTTTCTACAATCACAGCACTATACGTGGCACGACGAATTGGTACACTCTTGTTTAGATGTACAATATAGTTTTCATCTGGAATAATAACAGATTGGTTTGTACTAGTTGGACTAAACTGTTCTACTAGTGCAGTAATATATTTCTTGTCAGTGTACCCCGCAACTTTGTATCCCAATTTTACATCCAGGTTACTCAAGGAATTTCGTATTTTACTGGCTGCATCTAGACCCAGATTAGTCAAATAACCATGAATCCAATTTATGTAACTGCTGGCACGGCTTATTTCGTTGTTGACTGTTTCACCGTTGACAGCTATAGCAGACGGAGTAACACGTTTGTTGCCAGCTAATATATATTGGTCAAGGGTTTGATCTTTGCTGTATGCAGTAACATCAAACAATAAACCAAAATACTCAGCTGGCTTTAACAATGCCAATGCACGTTGTAACGCATACGGGTACTCGCTTGATCTTCTCCATGCAGACTCCACTGGTCCATGATCTCCAACTGCGTAACTTTGACTAAACTCTATGCCATCAAAAGTTCTAACTAACTTGGCCTGCGGCGGTAACAAGTTACCACTGGAATCAACAGGAATATACTTTGATAGATCAGGACGAGCATATGTGCTGTCTGTGGTGTTGGTTCCTCTATTGTAACCTAGTTCTAAATCAGCCCACATGGTATTGGTACTCAGGTACGGAGCCGCACCATATTGGGCATTCCACCAAGTGGGTTTGATTGTTAATCCCAACATTTCCCATGGATGAGTGTGTGGGCGATCTGTATCGTAATAGAATTTGTAAATTCCTCTCCAATAGCCCAGCATTGGTTCACCATAGGCATCAGTTGTTCTATTATAGTTCCAGCTGAATTGATCGTTGGGTTCAAAATACTCATTGATACTAAAATCAAGTTGGTTATTGCCAACCCATTTTAAGAATTCAGTGGTGACTACTTTATTAAACTCTGTGAGAGAATAATCGTTGTTGCGGAATCTTCCTGGCACAACGGAATTGATATTAAACAGCTCAGGGTTGTAGTTGACCTTGAGATTATTATAAATTCTCTTCTCAAGCTCTAGTAGGTAAGTGTCACGTAGGTCATTGAATGCAGGAGTAATACTACCATCGTGTCCTTGTATCACTTGCACTGGATTTCTGTATGTGTTATCTGTATAGATGACAGGTAAGTATTTTGGAGCCAGACCCAACTTGGTTGGAGTTTCAGGAACGTAACTACCATCTGTGTTTCTATACGTTTTAATTACTAGCAAATCTTTGTATGTTAATGCAACTGCACTAGTTAGTGTCACAGTGGGCGATCCTGAACTCAAGGTATAGTCTTTACCAATCACAAGCAAGGTTCCGTTTAGATACACTAAAACAGCCTTGTTGTTTAGTCCCGAATTGGGATAGAGTTCTTCGCCCACAGTTGAATAACCATTGGCTATTGAGTAAGAGCGAACATTGATGTCGTTGATTCTATAGGCATCTGTCACATAGTTTTCAGACCATGGTACCATGTCAGTGTAGTGCCATGCGAATGTAGTATTTTTAACATTATTAATTGTTTGTAGTATTGTATCAACACCAGCAGATGGATTGTTTGGATCCAGTTCTGTCAATGTCAGACACAACTCTAAAAACTTATTCTTGAATTTAGTATAATCTCTGCGTGCCAGTTCAATGCTGTTCATGAAATTGATCTGTGGATCAATCAAGAACAATGAACTGTATACTGATGGTGCGCTATGCTGTAAAATTGATCCACTTTGGAATCTAGTGTCAAGATCTCTGAGATTACTAACAGAAAGAATTTCGCCTGTTACACCACGTGTGTTTCTACCAATAGCAAACCAATGTCCTCTTACTTGTCCCAGAGTGATTGTTTCAATGGATTGATTTAATGCATTGAATTCCAAGTTACTGGGAATTTGATAGTATCCTAGATCGCTAGTTTCATTGCTATAGATAACGATATCAACAGAGTCGCCTATGCTTAACTCATGTGTTTCTATAAACACAGCTTTGCGAACGCCAATTGTTTCTATTGTGAAAGCTGTTCTGTCAATGATACTATTGTTAACAAAAACTTTAATATTTGGCTCGTGAGTTTCTGCCTCAGGAGTGATATCAATTTCAAAATATCTAGTTTGTCCATCGTATTTTGCAGAGATATGTTGATATTGCTTGCTTGGTTCTGCTACTGTTGCCCAAACATTCACTCTATCATATTCTGTCAAGGTCAAGTTTTTACGTAAGTATCCAGATGACATGCTTTTACTAGTAGGCAATGCTGGCCAGTAGGTAAACGTATCTGTTTCAAAGTTATTGGTGAAACTGATATCAGCAATGGAATTTCCAATGTTGCTGTAACTTATGCCAAATCCCAGTACTAAATCCAATGCAGAGCCGCGCTTGTACGAAAATACTTTTGTTCCTGCAAATTCAGATTTTGTATAAACTGTTTTATCTCCAAAACTATTGCCAGCCGCATCAATGACATCAAACAAGGGCTCTTGATTTGTTGCTGTCTTGGACTGTGATAAAATCCAGCGTGTGCCATCAAACCAAAAACTTTTCTTTTTGTTTAAACCAGTTGAAACAGTCACACTGTCATAATCACTTGCAGTTTTGTGTACAATTAATTCTATTCTGGGTTTGTTAAATTTAAATGGCTCTGCAGTTAGATCCATACCAGACACTGTTTCTAACACCAAGGTCGATTCGTTTTCGACGTATGCAACTTTTCCGATGTGCATGCCGTCCATTCTGTAAATGTCAGAACCAGTTTCAAGTTCTAGGTTGAAGTGTGTTCCGCCTGTTACTTTAGTGCTGCCGGAGGTGGTAGTTAATGTGCCGGTGCCAGTACCATCAAATATAATAGTTTGTGCCTGATCTTTGAAGTCAATGCGATATATATTTTGTCTTATTGCCAGGTCTAGTTCATTTGGAAATATAGCCAACTGACCTTCAAGATAATTCATACGCTTGATGGCAGGATCTGACACAGTTTTGTTGTTGATTTGTGCAAAAGCATCTGTCAGGCTTGCCCAGGTACTAGGGTCAGCAATGGTAACAATATCTGTGTCTGCACGATCAATGATGTCAAGCAATACACGACCGTGGTTGAACAACTGCAAATCTGCTTCAAACTCGATAACAGGACGTTTTGCTCTTGACGCTGTTATGTCTGAGATTTGTGTTCCGTTATATTCTGCAATTTTAGCCAGGGTATCTTCGTGGAACCATCTGTTGGTACGTGCCCAGGCATTGCTATCTTGGCTGGCCCGGTTCATCACAATGTATTCTGGTTCTATTACACCTTGTACTGGTTCGTCAAATCGACCTACATCAAATCCGGTTGTGTCAAACGGCACATTAGATTCAGGCGCTGTACTTTCCAATGGTGGCAACTTACTAAAGTCAACTAACCTGATAGACGAACCAACTCCTTCCACTATGTAAGACTTGCCATAATACGAGCTGGGTGTAATAGTACTGTCAAACTGCACTTTCATTCCGTTGCTTAGTGTGAGCCCGGAGGAACCGGTGTAAGATGTTTTACCTATGATATCTGTATCAACATCAATTGCTGTGCCCGGTTCGTCAACAATGATAATTTTACCTTTCATTGTTGCATCTGTACCATCCTGGTAGTACAAAACAGACATGGGAGCAGTCACCTGTGTTGATTGTATAAACTGTCCGGAAGTATTTTTAAAATATTCAATGCCTGCGTGATTGCCGTATCTTGGTCTGATTCTGTCACCAACATCAATATTGCGAACAAATTTAAGTGTTTCATCGACTGTGAGTTCCCATAGACCATTTCTTTGCTCAACCGGAACAATATTACCATAGGTGTCTACCCAGTCATTGGGATCTGTACTAGTTGATAGGAATACAATGTACATTGATGGTTCATATCTACTAGAACCATCAATTTGACTGGCTCCGCCACCAGCTCCACGGCGTGAGCCATCAATACTAGAAAATGTTTGGTTAGATTGTGACGGTATTACAAAATCAACATAATCAATAAGAGGCGATGCCAGGTAATGGTCTTGAGCATCACGTGCAGGTACAGTAAATGTAACAGCTCCTGTTCCGTTGTTAGATACTCCAAATACAGAGCGACTTGATACACGAGTGTTGTAATCTTTTAGTCCATCAATGCCAGGTTCTGTTTGAATCCAAAAACCAGGTAGTCCCAAATTGAAACGATAAGTGACTCCGCGGACTAGTGTTATGTCTGGATTGTTAACCGTGCCAGTTTGATTGGTACGATATGAATTTGCAACTTTAGAGACTGCAAATGTTTTTGGTGTTGCAGGAGTACCGGCTGTCAATGTAACTGCATCAGGACCTTCTGGTAGCCAGTAGTAGCGAGTGTAGTTAACCAGCTTGTCTAGATCAATTCTAGGATTGTAGCTGTAGTATTCGGAACGAAAAAGTCTATCTTGGTTGGTGGTTATGCCGCCATAGTATGCCACTTTGTCAACCAAGTCTTTGTAATCACTGTAAAGGTCAAGTCCGTTGCTGGCGTTTTTAACAACAACTGCAGGCTCAAATTGATAATTTTGTCTGTCGTCGGTTGTTTCAACAATGTAATTGTTGCTGGGCGTAAATGTAGGTGAAAACTTTCTTCCAACAAAGCCATCAATCTTACTAAGATTTGGTTCGCTGATCAATTGATCCAGTGTGGCACCTAAGAATTTTTTATTGGTGTCTGTTCTGAATATTTCAGGAAGAAAATTTAACGTCTTTCTAATGGCCATTGTTTACCTGTAGGATTATTTCTTTAATTTACTGCAACTATACCTTGATTCAATTGACTAGCGGTAACTGCTGTGATAATTTCAACATTATCAACTGTAGCGGCACTAATAATAATCTCATTGGGTTCAGAGTTAATTTGTTGTAGGCTACCAAACTTGATTGATATATCTTTTGGCACAATAATAACGCTGGCAATATTTGGACTTAGCGTTTTGTGCAGGTATGCTGCCAATTCACTGAAGTAGAATGTTTCTCCAAAGTCCCAGTTAGTTATATCAAAGTAATTATTGATGGCATTGACTACCGATGTCTTAATATCGGCATCACTAATATTTAAGTTAGGATTTTTTACCACTTTAAAAACTGCTTGTAAATTACTAGGTGCTTTGTCGCCAAATATTGGTTTGTATACTGCGCTTTGAAATACAATAGTATCGCTAATGGCCTTAACGTTATTTAACTCAGAAAAATTCACAGACAATTCTGTATTGGTTGGTGA